GGTGTGAGTGTTCCTGTCAATTTCAATTTTTCATACGGGTCTCTGTAGGTCTAACGCTCTTTGACCTGGATTACCGGGCTTTTCCGCTCAATAATTAAAGATAGGGATTGTTATCATTTCGGAAAGTTTGTACTCACAACCTCACCGAAGTGTTTGAGCGCAGCAATATCGTAAGCCTTTGCCGCTTCGATTTCGGAAGTGAAGCTGCCCAAATAGAGACAGGCTTTGCTGACATGAATTCGGGCTACCCAATGTTGTCTTGGTGTCGACCAATAAACACCTTTGAACTGGCTAGACGTTGAACACGAGCGTTTGTGGACGTTCTGCATGTTCTTTGATTGAGTGCAAACTCTCAAATTAGCGCGTTGGTTATCTAAGCCATCGTGGTTGATATGGTCAGCAACAAGAAGGTCGCCAACAGGGAGATTCAATACCTGACGATGCATTAAGACTGTTGCACGTTTACCGTCAACATATTCATCAACGTGTTGTTTACGCACAGCATAATAAGTGTGGCCATTATCAAGAACGTGCCACTTAAATTTTGAAAGCGACTCAAAATCGCAATCATCAACAAGGGCAACCAAGCCCCGAGTAAGACAAATCTGCTTCATGGCCGGGACATACCCGGCAAAGAAAGGAGCGCACATTAAAAAGAGGTAACAAACAATGAGCAATATCACCGCCGCTATATACACCTACGTAGGTGGCCAGTTCCAAATGGAAACCACTTTCGGGTCGGGCACCTTCACGACCATTTCTCAGGTGAAGTCCGTTGACCTGTCAGGTGCCAAGGCATCCACCGTCAATGTGATGTCCGCCGATAACACCGACGCCACTGAGAGAGTTGTTAAAACCACTCACAGCCCCGGCGATGCCACCGTCGTAATTATTTACAACACCCAGGACACCACGCATCAGGCTTTGCGTACTGCCTTCAACCAGCAGGGCACAGCCGCCACCCACAACTTTAAGAACATCCCCGTGGGCCAGCTGACCGACAGCTTCCAAGGCGTTATCAGTTCATGGGACGTGAAGCATACGCTCGATAAAGACACCGAGCTAACCATCAAAATCACAATCTCAGGCCCAGTTACACAGGCTTAATTAGTTGCGTTACCGGCGGGGGACAGCTACGTCCCCTATGTGCTACTGAGGAAATATGAGCTACACATTTTTAAAAAAAGCAGTAATGAAATTCAAAACGTTAGAAGTTGACGACGAGAACGGAAAGACCACGACATACAAGCTGGCCTTAGACATGAATGCCATCGCCGCAGCTTACGAAGACATTGGAAAAGATTTCGCCAAGTTTGAGACGTGGACGACAGACATTCCATCTCCCGAAGTACTCAAGCTGTTTTGGTATTCTCTAAAACGCTTTCATCCCGACGTTACGTTCGATGAAGCAGGAAGCTGGCTCAATCCAGAGGTCATGCTTCACATCACCAATCAGCTTTGGGAATTGGCCTTCCCCGGTATCGTCGCCCAGCTAAGTAAGGCAAAAGAAAACACACCGGGGGAAGACCAGCCAAACCCCTCAGGGGAAGCAAGCGTCGTCGCTTAGAGAAATCACCCGATGGCCTTTCCGAATATTACGAGTTCGCTCGTTATCAATTCGGTATGCATTACGAGGAGTTTGGCGAACTCACACCAGATATGTTTTGGGGCTTGTGGAGACAGCGTCAGAACAATTTCAAGCGTGACCAGTATTGTGCTGGCATTGTGGCAAGCAACATAGCCGCAACCGCTGGCGTTAAGGATTCGCAACCAGCCGACTACATCGACAGGACTGCCGAAGATGCTCTGTACGACTTCAAGGTAAGCAAATTGGTCGAGTTGCGGGACGCTATATACGACACCGCTCCATACATGTTGGAAAAAGCAAAAAAAGATGCGTTGGCCGACCTCATAGATGAGGGTGTTCCCAATGCTGCCCAAATCGTTTCAGACGCATTTGACGTTTAAACCCATTGGCTCAGCGAGCCGGAAATTAGGATGCCAGACATAGTAATCAGTATCGTAGGTCGCACAGCCGTATTTGATGAAGCCGCCATAAGGTCGCTGAACAATGCGCGCAAGTCTGCGAAGGGCATTGAGGACGCATATAACGGCATCGACCTCGGTGAAGCCCGTGGCGGGTTGATGGTGTTCGACGAACTGTTGGGCATTCACATTCCACGTCACGTTACCGCTCTGCTATCCACACTCCCAGGACTCCAAGTTGCCATGGCCGCAGCCTTTCCCCTGCTGGCCGTTGTGTCGGTCGGTAAGGCCATTGCGGACTTGGTTGAAAAGGAACAGAAACACGCTGAGGAAATGGCCAAGCAGAAAGAAGAAGTCTTGGGTCTGACCGATGCCATGCAACAGCACGCAAGTTCACTCGAAATTTCCAATCTGAAGTTACAAGACCAAATCAGGTTGCTTACAGGAAAGCCACCAATCAACGGCCCTAAAGAACTTGCCCTTGAAACAGAAGCCGAACTTAAAAAGCTTGAGAAGGAATACGACACTGCAATCGCCAAGATAGGCGAGTTCGCCACAGCTAATCAGCAAGGCATGATTATGACCGCGCTAACTGGCGATGACGGCTCTCGTGAACTGGCTGGGATGATTGCCAGCCACCAAGCAGCCCAGGAGAAAATCAAAAACGACAAATTGGCCGCCGAAGCTGATGGCAACAAAGCTGCGCTGAAAGCAGCCGACGCCGCCATGGCCGCCGAGAATGGTTCTTTCGATAAATACATTTCCGGCAGAAAGCAAAAGATACAAGACGAGATCATTGCGCTAACCAAGCCACACGAAACAACTCAGATCGACAAAGATGGCAACGCCACTCAGGTTACAGACCAGTTGAGCATGGCTGATGCGATTAATCAGGTAAACATCAAATATGCCGACCAGATGCCGTTGCTCAATTCGATTGTCGTATTAAAGCAGCAATACAACAAGGCGGTGGGCGACACAAAGGATAACGCCGGACTGAAGGGGCAGAAGGATGCCCTGACCGCAATCCAGCAAAAAGTGGAGCTGGAAAAGAAGTCATTCGACGAATCGCAATCAGTTCTAGTTGCCAAAAATAACGCCACTGTTGCCAGTGCCAAACTGGAAATGGATCAAGGCAAGATTACCGCCGACCAGCTTGCAGCTATTCAGGAAGCTGGGTCGGAAAGAGAGTATCGGGCAAAGCAGGCTTTCTTACAAAAGATATTGAAGGACGAAGCTAAAAATCCTGAATTGGTTAAGGCCACGCAGGCAGAGATTGAAGCCGACACGGCCAATCACGAAGCTAGGCTCTTGGGCATTAAAGACAAAGCTCAATTGAAGGACAACGAGCAGGACAAGCAAGACCTCGAAGCCTTGCAGAAGTTTTATAACAAGACCGAGGCCGAGGCCACACAAGCCGCGGAGTTCGCCCAGAAACAAATTCAGGATAACGCCAAGATTGCTTTGTCAGAGAACGATATTGTGACGGCGACGGCGAAGCAGAACACTGAATTGCAATTGGCCCGTGGTCATATCAATCAGCAGCAAGCCGCTGCTCAAAACCTGAAGACCGCTCAGACCGACCAAGCTGCGCAGTTGAAGATTATCAACGACGAGTTGGACGCTCAGAGAGAAAAGCTGGTGCTCATTGGCCGGGCCACAGACGGTGGCACCATGGGCACGGACGCCCAGATTGAGCAGTACCGTAAGGCACTTGAAGCCTATGAGCAGACCAAAAATCAGGAAGTAGAAATCACCAAGAAGACCAATGCTGAGATTGCAGCCGCTAACAAAGCTGCTGCCAATAATGAAACTGCTCAATGGATGAAGATGTTTCAGGATTACGGCAACCTGTCTAAGCAGATGAACCAAGCTGCCCGGCAGACGTTCGGGCAGATGAATTCCGATCTGGCCCAATTCACCACCACGGGCAAAGCCGATTGGAAGGCACTCGCTCAATCTGCGATTACCAACATCGTCCAGATTGGTTTGCAGTATGTAGAAACCCAAATCGTGATGGCCGTGGCGAAAAAGTTCTTCGATAGTGACGACGATACCGCCAAAAAGATTGCCATGAACCGGCAATTGGCCATGTCGAACGCTGGCGTGGCCGCCGACGCTACGCTGGCCCTGGCTTCAGCGACCATGTTACCGCCTGCCCCTGAGGTTATGGCGGGTGTGACGTTTGCTATCGGATCCGGCTTCGCCAACGCCGGCATGAGTGCCGCTCATGGTGCCGTGCTTCCTAACCGTGAAGCCCTTGTCCACACACACCCGGAAGAAATGATTTTGCCCAAGCACATCAGCAATTTCATCGTGAACGCAGCAAATAAACAGAGTGGCGACGGTCAGGGTGGCAATCACATGACGATCAACAACCATGTTCAGGCCGGTGCCGCATCCGCCAAAGAGTTGAAAGAAATGATGAACAAGCAAAATCAGAACCAGATTAAGAAGTTGAAACGCCAATATGGGGTGAACTAAATGTCGAACGTCATTCTTTCATTCCCTCAGGCAAATACCGGCGCGTTCGGTTGGGGCTTCAATAAATATTTTGAGTACAACACCGTGGAGCAAAAGACCGCTGCCTTTGTGGGTTCCACCTATGCAGCCCAGGCCCAGTATCCCGTGTGGCATTTTGGCTTTAACGTTCCGTATTTGCAGGGCAGGATAGACCAGCCGACTTCCGCTGTGGCCATCGTGCTTGGAGTAATCGCAAGCCTGAAGGGCAGAGCAGACACTTTCCTGTTTCTCGACCCCAATGACAATCAGGTTAGCAAAGTCCAGTTCGGCACAGGGGACGCCACCACGACCGCGTTTCAGATAAGCCGTCCGATTGGTGGAGCCGTCAACGCCGACATCATGCAAAACTTTGTTGGTTCGCCGCAAATATTCATCAACGGCACCTTGCAGACCTCAGGATATTCCATCGACGGCTTCGGGGTCATCACCTTCACCAGTGCCCCGGGTGCAAACGCAGTGCTGGCGTGGTCGGGACAATTTTATTTCCGCTGCCGTTTTGATGACGATGCCATTAGCAATTTCCAGATGATTGCGCCTTCGGCTTGGGCTTGCACGGAATTGAATTTCACATCTGTGATTTTAGGTAACTAACGTGAAGAATTTCACCACGCAACTTATCGCCTTTCTCGCGGCCAACCGCGACAACATCGCACGCGTAGACCTTTTTGACATCGCTCTGACGAATGGCACGACCCTGCACACAACCTCGTGGGGCAGCAATGTTGTGCTCTCTGGCACCACTTATAACGCCACCAAATACGGGGTTTGGAAACGTGGCACCGTCACCACAACAGCCACGTATGATGCAACCCCCGAGAGTATGCCGTTGACCGTGGTATGTGACCTGACCCACACGTTCCCCGGAACGTCCATGCCTATCATTCAGGCCATTGCCAACAGCGTTTTTGATAAGGCCGCCGTAACCGCCAAGACGGCTTATATGCCCAAAAACTTTAATGCCATTGGTTCAGCCGCACCCGCTATTGACCCGAACATGGTTACGACCAAGTTTCTGGGGGACGTGGGTGGCAGCGACGACGAAACGCCCATCACTTCCACCACGGCAGTTCTTAGCGTGGTCGGCTGGACGTATCGGCTACAAGACCCGTGGCCGATCAAGGTGGTGCAATCGGGCTGCTCCAATTGCTTGTTTGATAAGAACTGCCAAGTGCTACCGGCCAGCTTTGTAGTCACAAACACGGTGGCCAGCGGCTCCAATCCGTTCACCCTTAACTTGGGTACAACGCTGGCACAGGCGGCACCCTATTACGATAAAGGCTTCATCCAGTTTACGAGCGGACAGAACAGCGGAATTCAAAAGTCGATTGCCACGCAGAACAGCACGACCCAAATCGCGCTGGCCGAGCAGTTTCCATTTCCTATTTTGCCGGGTGATGCGATGAATATGTACCCAGGCTGCGATGGCCTCTTGGGAACTTGCACCACCAAATTTAGTAACGCTCAGCATTTTCAGGGCGCTCCATTTACCCCCGATGCCGTTAGGGCCGTGACGCAATCGTAATGATTACCAGAGAAGAAATTGTCGACGAAGCCAATTCATGGCTAGGCACCAAATACCACAATGCTGCAAGAATTAAAGGTGTGGGAGTCGACTGTGCTCAGTTGATTTACATGGTGTATCACCAATTCGGTCTTATCCCCGAGTTGCCAGCGGAAGCACGTTCCCCGCGTTGGTTTATCGCCAACAGAGATTCAAGTTATCTGGATTCGGTTTTGAAATATGCCGCAGAGATAAAGGAAGAACAGATTCAACCCGGCGACTTGGTGCTTTATCGCACACCATCATTTCCAGTGTTCCATCATGGCGGCATTGTGATTAGCTGGCCTCACATCATGGTTCACGCAGTCCAGACAATTGGTGTGTGCTACGGCCATGCCACAAACGAAGGTTTCATAACCAACGCTGAAAGGAAGGTATTCACTTTCATGCAGCACACATAGGTAGCAAATGGGAATTTTTAGAAAGCCGAGTGGCGCAACAGCAGCCGCCCCTATCAATAACCTTCAAGTCAACAGTTCAGCCAATGGCATTGTCATTCCCGTCTTCGGCGGAACCGTCCGTATGCCGTTATGGTTGCTGTGGAACGACGACTTTAAGACCATCACCACCACGCAGAAAGGTGGCGGCGGTGGCATATTCGGCTTGAGTGGGAGCAGCAGTTCTACCACCACGACAAGTTACCAAACGGCATTCCTCGGCGGACTAGCTTGGGGGACGATCAATCACATTGCCAATGTTTGGAACGGTTCCGGCAAAGTTCAAGCGATTCAAATAACGGAAAGCTTCACTGTTCCACCCGGGGGCGGCCCGTTCACCCCGACGCCTCCTGGTGGAGGTGGCGGTAATAAACCCGTGCGCTCCGTTTCATTCGCTCAAACATTCTCACAGACCTTCACTGACTTTGGTGCGCCAAGCTCAACCGTCTTGTCGGGCACGTTCCAAGCCCCCATGGTTCAGGTTGCGAGTTCCCCGGGCGCAGGGCAATTCACAAACAATCCGACCACCGGGGTAACGACATTTGGAGCGGCCTCGGCGGGTCTAGTCACTCAGATTACATACACGGTTAGTTTCCAAACATTCACCAGCATGGAAGAGGACACAATTCCTTCCGGCGGCACCATACAGGTTCCCAACTCAACTGAATACGCTGCTGACGGCGGTGTCTTCCTCATCAACCCGACCACGTTTGCCCAAACACAGATGATTCGAGTAACCGGAACCCCGGCCACGGGCCAGTACACGGTGAACACTACCGGACTATATACGTTCGCAACGGCAGACCATTTCAAGCTGGTTTTGATTACATGGCAACAGCACGACCCCACGGCCAATGATGCCACAGCCATCCTTAACTTTTCGTCGATAAGTGGAGTGGAAGGTCAGGCACCTTGGTCTTACCTAACCAGCAATCACCCTGACGCAGCCCTCGGGTATTCCGGTATCGCCACCATTCAGGCGGCAGCGCTTCAGCTTGGCACCAGTGCGGAAATGCCGCAGCTTAACTTTGAAGTCATCGGCCCTTATCTGGCCAGCGGTGGAACCTCGGGACAGGCGGGCGGGAATATCGACTGCAATCCGTCCGACATTCTATGGGCTTATTTGGCGGACAACAAATTCGGCATCGGCTTTCCAACTGCCAACATGGAATGGGTTCTGACCTCGAATAATTTCCAGACCAGTTCTCTTTTTGCTTTTGTTCCATTTATCAATAACGCTGGACAAAACGCAGCCGCCTTTTGGGCAGCGAACAACTATTTCATTTCCCCGTATATCGACAACCAGACCACCGTCTCTGCTGAGTTCGCCAGAATATTGGAAGCAGGGCAGACCGCCATCATCTGGTCTGAAGGTGTGTTGAAGCTGCGTCCTTACGGCGACACCAGTGCGGCCGGAAACGGTTTCGTCTATCAGCCGCTCACTCAGCCCGTGTTCGATTTGGGTATCACCGACTTTGTGGGTGGTGCCGGTGAAGACACACTGAAAGTGAACCTAAGTTCAATCGGCGGAAAGTACAACACCGTCCGGATCAAATTTTCCAACCGCTTGAACGATTACGAGTCCGACGTTATTCAGGAAGAAAACCTGGCCAGCATTCAGGTCAATGGCACCCGCCCTGAAGACCCGCAGGATTACTCAGATTTAATCAGAGCCGCCTGGGTCGCCCAATGGGTGGCCAACATGCGGGTCAAGCGTATCAGCAACATCCGCTCCACTTACGAATTCACCGTGCCTTTTGTGTACGACATTTTGGAGCCGATGGACATCGTAACGCTGACGCATCCGAATTACGGCTTCGTTCAGAAACCCGTTCGCATCACCAAGATTGAAGACGATCCTGACAAGGGTCTGAAGATTACGGCAGAAGACTTTCCCTATGGCATTGCCAAGGCAACGCTATATCCGAAGCAAACCAATCTGGACACCACGATTGCGCCGAACCTGCAAGAGTCTGGCAATGCAACGCCATGGATTTTGGAATTGCCCGGAACGCTAACCCAGGCCCAGGGTTTCACCTATCGCATTTATGCCGTTCCTGATTCGCCGGGAAGTTGGGGCGGTGCTCAAGTTTGGCTTTCAAACGACAACGTGGAATATGACCTGCAAGGCAGCATTACAGAAGCCGCGCTGTTAGGAACGTTAAGTGGTTCAATGGCGCTGGGTACCGGCGACCCCGACACCGGCACCACCATAACCGTCGTCTTCAATAACAACATTCAGTTGCTTCCTGTTTCGTCGACGGATTTCGCCGATCTGGCGGACGGCTGTCTGCTGGCCATCATCGACGCAAGTGGCACGTTTGAAATAGTGGCCTACGAGAATGCCAGCCTAACAGGAGTAAACACCTATTCGGTCTCAACTTTTCACCGTGGATTGTTCGGCACCACTCGTGCGTCCCACTCTTCGGGTGCCACCGTTCTCAAGTTAGGCGAAGGGTATTTGCAGGACTCTTATCCGTCTTCGCTGGTAGGCACCTCGAATTACTGCAAGCTGACCAGCTTCAATACAGTGGGGGCAAGGGAACAAGACGTTAACGTTGTTTCGAGCGTTGCATTCAACCTAACGGGAACGCAGCCCAGCTTTTTCTATCTGGCACATGCCAATCCTGACAATGCTCTGCATGTATCAACCCCCTTAAATCCGCAAGGCTCCATCCTTCCCAATCAGGGCATCTTGATTAACTTCACTTTGCCCGTGGGCATGATTATTGCCACCTGGGTTCAGCAATCATTGTTGCGCACAGACAGCTCGACCCTGACCGTGAATTCCAGC